ACATACTTTTGAGGTGGATTATATCTATAGAAGGATTTACCACTAGCCCAAGTTTGTTGCACTACATATCTTGGCAACTTTTTGGGCTTTGGCACGTTGACCGTAAAATTAGTCATACATAGGTATCCATGCAGTTTCATCTGACTCTAATACATAATCTGCATACCATTTTGCTGTATCATCACTAGGATTTTTCTGTGGAACAAACTTTAATGAGTTATGTAAATGACATAATAATTCATCTAACATAGAAACCTCTGACAATCTTATGTCATGGCACTCTGAAATGTAATTTATTGTTTCTTTTAGTTTATTGTGTAATTCTAAAAACTTTAATCTCTGTTCCTCTGTGACAAGAATATCTCTCATGTCAAGATTGACTTTAAATTTACCGTTTGTATCTTTCATATTAACTCCTTTCTGTTGTTTTTAATGCTTGTTGTCCACATGATATGCCA